TGCATCGGCTGACCGCAACGCGGCGGCGGTCGAGTCCCGCAGACGCTCCAACGCATCCGCATCAGGGCTGATGGTTAGTCGAGCGAGATATGCCTCACATAACTTGAGCCGGTTTAGCGGGGTCGGCTCCAACTTGCCCCAAGCCCTTGCGTTCCAGTCGTCCTGTTCAGCGTGACGGGCAACATCTGCGGCTTTCTGCTTGTCGGTCTTTTCGACCTTCTCGCCGGGACGAGGCATGGCTTTCTTCAACTCAAACAACCCTTGGTATTGCCCTGCGATGGATTGTTCGACCACCGCATCTTGGTCAGCGCCAAACCGCGACAGTTTGAGTTTCATCGCGTGTTCGCTGACTTCCTTGATGGGCTTGCGTATAGCCTTGCGGTAGGCAACCCACCGTTCCCAAGCCGCTTCGTCTAGTTCGTGCATAAAAACCTCTCTGTGGTTAGGTACGGGACAAGCGTAACTGTTCACGGAGGTTAATGCAACAACTTTAGTTCAGGCTTCTAGGATTTAAGATTTAACTCTGTAGGATTGTTTCGTAAGACCCATGCTCGGAGGACCGGGAAAGGACCCCCCTAACCCCCAAGAACATTGGGAGCCAAGAGAGTCCAACCTATGCCCGTATGGACGCGGTTGTTAGACCCGCCAGACCGTGGTATCCGGTGTCTGGTCGATGATTGAACATCATGTGGGGATTGCACCCACCCCGCCGGTGACAGATGCCCGTATCAAGGGGTCGCGTGGTGGGGTGTTTGACACGACTAGAACAGCCATGTAAATTAACCATCACGCGAGAACAGCATCTCAAGCGTAAGGGCATTCCCCCCGCCCCGTCAAGCCCCCGCCATGTGCGGGGGTTTGTCGTTTCTGGGGGTCGCAGAATCGCTTATAGCGGCTTTACAGCCGGTGAAGGGGTCAGCCGGGGGTAGGCGTAGAATCGGCTGTAATCTGCGGGGTGAGGGCTTCTAGAGCCTTCCATTGCCATACCCTCATGGGAGGCAATCGACCTGCTTTGACCCACCGGCTGACCGCTGGTCGGGACACCCCAAGTTTACGGGCGAGGGCGGCTTTACTACCTGCGACTGCGAGGGCGGTTTGGATGTCCATGAAGCGGTAAGTTAACGATGGTAAAAATAAATGCAAGAGGCTGTTGACATCGGTTAACAGCAAGCGCATCATGGCTCCACGGTCACAAACGACCGGCAACCGGAGCAACAGATATGCGACCCATCCCCCAACACCTGCCCCCAACAATCCGCTGGGCAATCGCAGCAGGTGAATCCAGAGCAGCCCGTGACCTTGCGATGAAGCACGCAAGAGCGCACGCAGACATCCGTGCAGCGTTTGTTACCTGCGCTCGAACCAACCAACGGCTGATGTTTCAAGCCTTGCAAATGGCGAGGGCAACAGTATGAAAACCATTGGCCTGTACCTGTTTTCGTTTGCCATGTTTGCCGCCCTAGTGTGGCTTGCCGTGAGGACTTTCTAATGGACGACTTTGACCAATCAGATGCCCCGTGGGACGACGATGACAGTTGGTGGCATCAGCAAGACCTTGAACAACAGCAATTTGAGGAAGAACAAAATGCAAAGTGAATCCATCGCGGCTCTTGCCGCAGCCCTTTCCAAAGCGCAGGCCGACATTACGGGTGCGCTTAAGGACAGCAGCAATCCGTTTTTCAAGAGTAAGTACGCTGACCTTGCATCATGCTGGGATGCCTGCCGCAAGCAGTTAGCCGCCAACAACCTCGCCGTTATTCAGACGACCGAGGTGACTGAGGGCGGAACCGTGCTTGTTACTACCCTCGCGCACAGCAGCGGCGAATGGATGCGCGGCACGCTCCCGGTTGTCACGAAGGACAACGGCCCACAGGCGCAGGGGTCGGGCATCACCTACGCTCGACGCTATGCCCTCGCTGCCATCGTCGGGCTAGCGCAGATTGATGACGATGCTGAAGCGGCGCAGGGACGCAAACTTGCCGCAACACCTTCGCCCGTTGTTCTTAAAAACATTGGGCTTGTTAAGACGCAAGACGAGTTGACCGCGCTGTTTAAAGAATTATCAACGGATGACCGCGCTGTCCACATGGATGCGTTCAGCGCACGCAAGAAGGAACTAGCCTAATGGAACAGCGTACAGACGACTGGTTTGCGGCACGGCTTGGCAAGGTTACAGCCAGCCGCGTGGCTGATGTCATCGCCAAGACCAAGACCGGCTATGGCGCAGGTCGCGCTAACTACATGGCTGACCTTGTGGTTGAGCGGCTGACGGGTCAGAAGGCATCTTCGTTCAGCAATGCAGCGATGGAATGGGGTACCCAAACCGAGCCGCAAGCCAAAGCAGCCTACGCCGCAAAGACCGGGATACTGGTTGAGGATGTCGGCTTTATAGACCATCCGACTGTTGCAATGTCTGGTGCCTCCCCCGACGGGTTTGCCGAGGATGGTTTGATAGAGGTCAAATGCCCGAACACCGCTACTCACCTTGAGTATGTGTTGGCAGAACTTCCCCCCCTTAAATACTTCACGCAGATGCAATGGCAGATGGCTTGCACGGGCAGACCGTGGTGCGATTTCGTGTCCTACGACCCGCGTTTGCCCGAGCGGCTGCAACTGTTAGTCGTGCGCGTCCCGCGTGATGACGACTACATCAAGATGCTTGAGCAGGAAGTGACCATTTTCCTGCAAGAGTTGGACGACAAACTTAACAAACTAGAAAAGGTGACCCTGTGAATAAGCAGTACGACAACAACAACCGTGGCGTTTTGTTTAAGAACGATAAGCGCGGCAACGAAAAAGCCCCCGATTATCGCGGCTCTGCCGTTCTTAACAATATCGACCTCAACATCAGCGCGTGGATTAAGCGCAGCAGTAAGACCGGCGATGCCTTCATGTCCCTCAAGTTCGAGCCGAAGCAGGCTGCGCGTCCTAAAACGATGGCAGAACAGAACCCCGAGAAGTTCAACGACGATGAGGATTTGCCGTTTTGAAAATCTTCATCGGATACGATAGCCGCGAGGACATCGCCTACGAGGTGGCCCGTGCGTCCATTCTGAAACACATGGAGGCAGAGGTTGTTGCACTTCGACTGGATGACCTCCGTGAAATGGGGATGTACTGGCGCGAACCAGACCCGTTTTCATCCACGGAGTTTAGTTTCAGCCGGTTCCTTGTGCCTGCGCTCTGCAACTTCAGAGGCAATGCCTTGTTCATGGACTGTGACTTTCTAGTGCGGCACAGTCTGAAGCCGTTGCTCGACTTCAACAATCCTGATGTTGCCGTGTGGTGTGTGCAGCACGACTACAAGCCCACATCTCTGACAAAAATGGACGGGCAGGTACAGCGCCAATACCCGCGCAAAAACTGGTCGTCGTTTATGTGGTTCAATTGCAGCCATCCGTCAATGGGTGGGCTGACACCCGAAATCGTGAACAGCGAAACCGGGATGTATCTGCACAGATTTATGTGGGTAAACGACCGAAACATTGGTGCGTTGCCGCCGACCTTTAATTACTTGGAGGGCTGGCACACACGGGCGCAGGTTCCTGACCCGACTTGCGTGCATTTCACCGAGGGTGGCCCGTGGTTCGATGAATACCAGAATGTCGAATATGCCCACGAATGGAAGCAATGGGCTGGACGGGTGAGGGCATCCGAGCGATGAAACGCATCTTCCCTCGAGGCACTAGACCGGACGCTATGGCATCTGTCGTGGCGCGTATGGTGTCTAACCTTGACCCGCTTAAAACATGGGCGGTCGAGGTTACGGAGTGGAAGAAACCGCGCACCAACCAACAAAACAAGTTCCTGTGGGGCGTGGTGTACCCGTCCATCCTTGAGGGCGGTGGCGAGGCGTTGCGCGGATGGCAGCGCGACGACTTACACGACTACTTTTTGGGTGAGTGCTTTGGGTGGGAGACGCTGGAAGGGTTTGGCAGGAAACGCCTGCGACCGCTCAAGCGTTCCTCTGCGCTCGACAAACAAGAGTTCAGCGATTACTTGCTGTTCCTTGAAAC